GGTAGTTTTAAATTGTATAAACCACCAAGTATTTCTATATTAGCATTACCACCTGTCTGTGAATTATGAAAATAAGGTCTTAAAATTGATTTTGCATCTAATTTAGTTAAGACAAAATTATCGGTAACATCACGACTTGGGGTATAGTTAAGGATGATTTCAACATCATCCGGACTTACATCAGCGCTTCTTATTGTTCCGTAGGTTCCAGTTGCCACAATTTATTTATTAAAAATGTTTATCTTGCTTCAGTTATAAATACTTAGGCAGTGTCTTTTTTGACTTTGAAAAATTTGTATCCATACTTCTCTAAGTCCCCAACATTATCCACTTCTCCTAGTCTTGAAATATATTCATTTACGGACTGCTTACCTCTTTCAACAAATACATTAGTCTGTACTTCTGGTTGGTCAATAACATTTAAAAGGCCCTCGTTTTTTGTAATTGCCGATAATATTAAATCATTTTGGGTAAAACCAGATGAATATGTTACATATAAGGTATAGTCCTCATAGTCATAATAGTCAATGTTATTTATTGTATAAGCTGTATATGTATCTGTTGGGTCTGGCCCCCAAACAGTTCCCACACAACCTGTTGTTCCGGTAACTTGGACACCTATTTTAAATTTACCACCTAGTAAAGCAAATTTAGGTCCAAATTGTGCCAAATCATTTATTGATGATTCTGTAAATCCAGTAACCAAAAATGGAACATTTGTATAGTTTGAACTATAAAAATCAGAAAGATTTGTATTTGAGTCTCCACTAAATATGTAATCATAATTTATTGGTGTTGCGGACCAACTTCCACTATGTGGTGTGAATGTTGCAATACCATAAGGATTATCAATTGTAACACCAGTAAAAGGAACTATAACTTCTTTCTGAACCAATGATATACCCCAAGGTGAGTTGGCAGTCATACTAATTGTATAGTTTGTGTTTGAAGATGGGTAAGCGTGTGTTACCGGCGCTGAACTTGTTAGTGTTACGGTTGGTGATCCATCACCCCAATCTAACACATATGTTATTAACCCAAGAAATTTTACCATCTCCTGGTCTGATGTGTTATAAAATATGTATGTATACGGATTTGTAGTGTTTGCTGTAAATATAAAATTATTTATAACATCTTTTTGTAACACAGCGCCGTCAAAAACAGAATAATAACCAATATCTGTTGCTGTTTGTGTAAAAATTATTGGGATTGTAAGTCCGGTTAATATAGAAGTTCCGTTTGTACCACCAGATAAAATATCTCTCATATCAAGATACAAACCGGTTTCACCAATAATTGTATTTTCTGTTACGGCAGTAATAAAACAACACTCATCAATGTCGTAAAACACTTCTGTTCCGGCAGTATATTTAACTGTGGTAAGATCTGCCACAATATTTTCTGGTGATATTTTAAAATAATATTTTTGCTCTTCCATTATGGATTAATATATTCGTACCATTTTATTGGTGTTATTTGATCACCAACTCTATTATTTGTTGATGTTGATAACACTTCATATGTTTTTGATTGATAATCAAGTTTTACTTTATAATAAAAATAATCAGGACCTAAAAAATTAAATTTACTAGGTGTAATATTTGATTGTGGTGTATTTGTCATTACACTAAAAACACCAGTTCTTCCATTAAAAAATTTAGCAGACATGTAAAACTCAGACAAATCAATAAAATCTCTTTTTCTTAACCAATAAATGAAAAACCCTTCTTTATCACCAACATAGTCAAGTGAGTATTTTGGTTTTCTTATATCAACTGGTGGTAATAAAGGTGAAATACTAGCAACCTCAAACTCACCTTGTTGGACCGGTAAAATTATTGTAAAATAATTTGTTTGGCTCTTATCTTCCGGTGTATCGTAAAAATCCAATTTGAAAAAAGATTTTGTAAATGGTTTGATAAAGTAATAGATATCTGATGGTGTAAACCCTTCATTTTGATAGGTAATATCCCAATTTGCACTTGTTACTGTTGTTGCTGTTATAGGTAAAACATTATCGTAAAAATAAAATTCGTAATTTACGTCTGTTTTCTCATTTATAAATGAATTGTGTGAAAATCTTAATGTTTCAAAATCATTGGCAACCCCAATAATTTCTTTTACCATTTTTTTCTGATACTCTTCAATACTATCATCTCTACCTGTAAAGTCCCATTTCATTTCAACAGGAACTTCAACATATTTATCTGTTTCAGATAATAATATTTTAATTTTATTCACACTCATCTACTGTTGGGTCTACTATTTCGTTTATGTTTTGGAGTCCGATTCCTTCTGGGAATACTCTAAAAACAATATTTTTATATGGATAATGTTTTCCATTTAAAAATGGATAATCAACACCAATACCAGATGTGTCAACATATCCATAAGGATATAGATCTCTCCATCTAAAACTATTTGATAAATTGGAAAAGAAAGCATAATCAGGTATTCCTAATACTCCGGTTGCATCTCCTTCTTCAATATAATCAGAATATACTCTTAGTGTTATTGAGTTGTGTGGTTTATAATAATAACCAAATTGATTCTGTGCTGGAGCATCAGTAGGTATGTTAAAATATTGGTCGTTATAAATAAATTTGTGATTCATTCGTGAAACAATCCTTTCTGTTTGGAAATAGTCGTTCCACTCACAGAAGTCTCCATCTATTATATCATCAACATTTAAATCATTATTATATGAAAATGGGCCAACTGGTGGTAATGTGTTTGAGAGGTATTGTGATTGTGTTACTGGTGTGTCTGATAAAAAATTTGTTTGGTCCCACCATAAATTTGGTAAATTATTAACTATTGGTAAATTAAAATCAAAACCTTGTTTTAACTTTTTTGTCCAACCAAAAAATCCTTTCCATATTGTTGTAAAAAATAATTCTGAGACTGGTCTTTTTTGATTATCAAGCAGTGGTTTAATATCAATATCACAATTGAAAGATAAACTATATGATTGATTTCCTTCTTTTACTGAAGATCTTTCTACACCATTAGGTGTTAAAACGGCTTTTTCTAATTTACTTTTTGAGTTAAAATTTGTTTGATCAAAACCAGCTTTTGTTATGATAGCACATTCACTATTTGTTAAAACTTTATGTCTTCTTACGTAATATTCCGATCTTGTTTCTGTTGGGTTACTTTGATTTATAATTCTTTTAAAAGTACCAACAGCTCCGGTTTGAAATGTTGTACCGGTATATCCAATATTTGTGATCCCAAAAATATAAAGGTCGCTATCATAGCCAGGTGTTCCCAAACTAGTTACCTGAAATATTGTATCTGTACCATAAGGGAAAGACAATTCAACAAACTCCCCTTCAACTAACCCATGTTCCATGGGACATTTAAAATTTATATAATTACCATTTAAATCATTACCCTCTAAAATATAAAAAGGTATTCCGTCCATTGCTGTCCAAGACCAAGAAGCTAAAGTTTCTGGATCAATCGCATATAATGGTTTAAAATAGTCATTATCAAATGGGTATGTTATATAGTGAGACCAATTATATGTTGAAGCACTCTTATTTATAAAATTAACATGATTATTTGGTGGTATTGTATAGCCAGGAACATTATTATCTGTTCTAACAAAATCAAATTCAAAATATTGAGGATAACCTTCCCACGGTGTTGTTGGTAATGTAATCATACTAACAGCATTATTGATTGCGTTACTATAATATAGATTATTTTTAAATGGTTCATATGTTGTTGATCCAGTATATTCGTTTTTAAAAATTAAAGAATATTTACAAACTGGTCTAAATATTGTTGAGTCTTGTCTTTCGTCATCAAACACTGTTTCAAGATTTAAATCAACATTTCTATCAAACTCTACAATTTCTTTTACAGTTTGTTCCAATGGTATGTTTGAAAACACACCTTGGTCTTGAGATGACTTAAATCTCAAACTACCTAAAACCACACTTGTTGGACTATCAATTCCCATTACCCTTCAGTTAATATGTATAGTTTAATAAATTTATCCACAGCTGTTTTTCCATTATTTAAACCGAAATAGAAGTGGAAAGGAGCACCAACGACATAACTACCAGAATTATTTGGTGATGGTTGTGGATCTCCTATTAGGTCAAAATTAGTTAAGTATCCTAATTGTGTTGTTGTTGTTTGATAATATTCATTGACATCTGTAAAATTTAAATCTTGGTAACCTCGTTTATAGAAAGGTCCGGTTGTATTCCAATTATTATTTTCATTTCCAAAAATGTTACCAGATTGCGATTCAATTGTCCATTTATAGAATGGAACTTCTTGTGTTTTTGGGTATCCATAAAAATACTGTAATAATGGAGTATAGTTCAATGTTTCGTAACCAGGTGTTAGATTTTTTCTGTAAGCGTTGTTAATTTGTGGAACTTCATAAAAAACACCAAAAACTGGTCTTTGATCTGATTGTGAATCATTTCCAAAAAATATAGAATCTGGATTTGGATAATTTTCAACAATAAAAGGTAGAATTTTCCATTCTGAACTAATTGAAAACATTTGTGCAAAATCACCATCAATTCTATCACCTTGTCTTTTACTATTAAAGAATTGAATTATTCCCTTTCCTTCAGTATTACCACCACTTGGGTTTGCAATTGGAATCATTGATTGTCTAACATTATCATTTAATAATCTAGATAAAAAACCGATTTGTAATACATCAGATAAATCTTGGTATGATGTTGATTTTATATTGTCAACATAATAACTATTAAAATTATTGTTATTACATATTTCAGAAATAAATTTTTCCCTTGGTCCCATATCAACAATTGTTGTTGGGAACTGAATTTGTTTTTTATTATAACCAAGACCAGGATATGTATTTAAAATGGAAGGTGGTAAAGTTATTGGTGAACTAAATGTTGGTGCGTCTTTACCTATAAATTCTTGTGTTGATTCTTTCCAAGGTGAACTCCTATAATAAAAACCATTATTAATGTCGTTAAATACTATTACATCAGAACAATAATTATATGTTGGCGTTGTTGGGTCTGTCAACGTATATGTTGCTGTTTTATTAAAATTAAACATATATAAAGCGCCATTTATCCAGTTATTTTGAAATGTTTGTGCAAACACACCTCTACAAGCTGCAAATGTTATTGTAAATCTAGTTTTCCATTCTAAGAATAATTTAACATCTTCATCAACTTGGGATAAGTACTTTTTATTTAAAAGACAATAACAACCTCTAACAACTCTATTAACAGGTATATCACAAGTACCTGGTGCTAAAACACCAACATTATTTCCAGTACCAGAATAACAATCAAGTGGGACTATTCCATCACAAGATAGTGTTGAGATGAGTGATGCAACTGAAGAGTCTGCGGCTTCACCAGAAGGTAAATCAGATGCAATTCCATTTGATGGCGACGATGTTTGTCCATCAGCAGTATAGTATGTAAAGTTATTATTTTGATGTAATGCGTATGATGTGTCACCATCTAGACCGTCTTCTCTTTTGGTAGATAATGGTAATCTATCACTTCTCATAACAATTTTTGTTTTATTTGAGAAGTTAACACCACCCAAAGACTGTCTAATATAAGCTGGTGAATAAACCATAAATAATCTTGATGGTGCATAACCAATTTCTAATTTAGCATCTGGACCACCTCCTGATGGAGTGTAACTGTTCCAACCATTTCCAGGACATGGTGGGAAAGATGCCCATCTTGACGCAATAAAAGAACCACCACCATAATATTTTGGACTATTTTCTATTAACGTATATTGTGAAGTTGCGTTAGTATATTGGTTAGATCTTATGTTAGGGTCATTTATTGCAAACCAAGTTGTGTATGGTTTATATGTGTCTGAAATTACATCATCAGTTGACAAATAATAGTATGGTAGATCAGATGTAAATCCTGTGTAGTCATTTCCAATATTGAACGTATATGAATTAAAATATAATTGTGGGTCATTATTGTTTGGTGTGTTGTGACTTTTTGGTGCAAAACCAACTCCTTGTATTGGTATGTTCATATAATATGACCCTTCTACTATATTAGAACCGTATGTTGTGTTTCCAAGTATTTTTGATACGTCATATCTAATAGTTTGTTTTGATGTATTTGGGTCAACACCTCTAACAAAAATTAAAACTTCATAGTTAACATTGTTTGTTAGTGCACTAATTGCTGGTCCTAAATTAAAATGTGGTGGTGTTGATGGTACATAATTTACACCACAACAATATATAAATTGTATTTCATGATTTAAATATGTTTGAGGAAAATAACCAGATGTTGAGAAATTAGATAAAGAGTTAAAATCATTTACGGTGTAACCAGTAATCATTTGAAAGTACTCAATGTCGGTTGGGTATTGTAAAAATGTTTCTAAACTATCTGATTGTTGTGTAATTAAAACTGGAATTGTTGTATTTGTTGTTTGTGATACAGCATAACTAATATTCACAGATACGTTTCCAGTTACGGTTGAACCAGTAATAGCATTATTCCCAAAAATATTTAGAGTTGATCCAGTTAAGTTTACTTGACAGTTTGACAAACTTTGATCCTGGAAACTAAAAAGATTTCCAACACCCAAAATTTCTTTTGTTCCTGGATTTGCTAAAACAACAACGACTTGATCTTCATAAAATGTATTTCCAGAAGAAGGATTTACAGTTGTTTTTATTCTATTTACACCAGAAAAATATTTATCACGAGTATTAAATTCATTTAATATTTGTGGATACGATTCTTTTATTGGATAAGCCCAACTTCTTGGGTCATTGCCGCCTTGAGAAGCGTTAAAATCTTCAGCTGCAAGAATAAATGGTTGTGGCGCTTTTCTTAAATATCCTTCATCTGAAAATATAATGTCCTCACCAACGGTACCTGAAGAGTTTACAATGTCATAACCAGAAAACATTCTTCTAAAATCAACAATGGCTCTTGCAACAACAGGTGGTTTAATGTCTTGATCTATTGCGGCGGCTAACAATGTCTTAAAACCACAATCAAAATATGGTGGTTGAGGATAACTGGAAGATCCTGCACGATTGTTAAATTGTCCATCATTATTATCATCAACATCAACATCAGATGGGTTTTCATAATTTGGGTGTTGTATATCAAAAGATTGTGACAAATTGATTGGGGCTAAAAATGAATTTGTTTGAGACACAACACTATTATTTCCAGAATTTGGGTCTGTGTTTTGTTCATCGTCAATTGATTGTTGTACAGATTGTGTTGTTATATCATCATCAATTTCTGCATTACCACAATCACAATCACAAGTATTACAATCTGGATATGAAACCATTGGTAATCCAATTCTTGGAAAGTTCTTTATCCTTATAAGATATACCGCAGCAAAAACAGCAAAAGCAATTGAGAAAGCAAACCTAAACACAAAAGATGCGGCTTGAGATGCAATTCTAAAATATAAACCAATATTAACAACAGGACCACCTAAAGGAGAGAATGCTCCGTTTTCAATTCCAGAGTTTATCCAGTCAATCATATCTCTTACAGCATCAAAGGCAAAATAAATACCAAGAGCAATCAAAAGGTATTTTAATACAGGCCAAATAAATAAAATAAGATGTGCAACAAAAAGTAAAACTATGATTGGTATTGTTAAAATATTGATAAGGATATTAAAAACAAAGAATAGGAAATCAAAGTTTCTTATTGCATCATTTACTGGAAAGGTATTAACCGTTGTTTTACAAGTTCTATTATCAATTTCTTTTATTCCAAGATGTTTTGCTCTACCTAAACCGTTTTTGTATCTATCAAGAAACATTGCAGTTGTGTAAACTTTATTATAGTTAAATTCATAAAAAGTATCTTCACAATCAATTGCTGATTGAGCGTCCACATAATCATCCCAATCCAAACTAAATGAGTAAGACCTCAATACATCAAAATAATCTTGTGGTAAAAATTTAAAATTAATATCTTGTAATTGTGTATCATCAATTGGGTTTGAAATTACTTGGACTACATCTCCAGCGTTTACTGGTATTACTCCGGTGTCACCAAAATATGGTTGACCATTTATAACAACAGAAAAATTAGCGGAATTTACGGTATTTTCAAATAATAACCCACCTGTTTGTGTTATTGTTGTTGTTCCGGTTAATGTGCCAACTGGTAATGTAATTGTTAAAGGTACGGCTGTAGTTGGATCAAATGGATCATTTGATGATGAGGCCCATCCGTGTTCTTTAATATTTGGAACTAAGAAGTTCGCTCTTAAAAATTCATTTTGTAATCCTTGTTCATTCTCCCATTTGAATTTGAACCTGTATTTCCCTTTTGTTGGTATTCCTTTTTTTGGGTCATTTGATAATATTTGTTGTCCAAATTCATTTGTTATTACATAATCAACATTCATTGGTACATTAACTAAAAATGAACCATCACCATCAATTACTTTTCCGTCTTGTTCAAACTTATGTTCTTCAAGGATTGGTAATCCTAGGGTATCTGCAAATATTGTTTGTCTTATTGCTAAGATTTGACCCGGACCTGATATTAACTCACATAAATTACCGGTATTGTTTTTTGGTTTACAATTTGTTTTTAACGCATCATCATCTGATGTTGATAAGATAGAACCCATAAATATCGCATTTGGTTCTATCTTTATATTAGCATCTTGTGTTAAATCAAAATCGGCTCTTACAATACCAATTTGACAAATATCGTCTTCACCCCATAATGGTGATATCTCAATTGTTTTATTTAATGTTTTTATTTGTGGTAATTCATTAAGGTTAGTTGAAGATTTAAATGTGCTACCATTAACCTGTGATGGGTTTGCTAGTCCGGATTGTATTAAGTCTTGTGGTGATAAGGAAAAACAACCTATATCGGATAAATCAACATCCATAACTAATGTTTGTGTACCGGTTGGTGCTCCAAATATCATATAATCACCACTATCATTTGTTTTTACCGTATACTTGTAATACTTGTCATATACCTCAATATAAGATTGATCCAATAGAACTTGATCTCTTGTTGGAAATGTCCCGGTTGCGGCATGTGTTGAATAAGAAGGGTCTTGTGGTAGTAAATTATACCTATAACCTTCTTCATTAACATCAGATAATGTCTTATACGGATATAATTCTGATATTATTGGGTTTGTTTCGTCTTCACTTGTTAAAGGGATAAAGATTGAGACTTTTGCATTTGGTACTCCAAATCCACCATTAACAACAACCCTACCAATTATAACACCATAGTCAGCACAAATTCTTGTGTAGATTTCACTTTGATTTATTTTGAGAGATAGTATTTCAAGTTGTTCAAAATCCTGTTCAAGTTTAACATTAATGAACTTATCTTGTCCTACTTGTGTTCTTATTCTATATGATTTGGGCATTAAATTTAACTTTTTTGATAAATAGTTTATTTCCTATTTTCAAAAAATAATCTTTATTTTGAATAAATAAATTATTAGGTAAAAGTTACCGTTTTTAAATTGATAACCCTAACATTAATATCCTTGTTTGGGTATCTAACTTGGTAGATTTGAGTCGGTTCTGCAAATATTGTATCGGCAATTAAATCAATTTGTTTTGTATTTGGATCTGAATATCTCTGTGATGTTTGGTTTGAAGAATATTGACCACCAACTCGGTTAAAGAATCTCATATCTGAAATACTAATAACACCATTTTCGTTTTGTATTAATCTTCTTAACTCGGAAACATTTACATTTTGACCTAGTTGTCTTGTATTTGGACTAAAATAGGTATTAACAATATCAATTATTTTAGATACAATTGCTCCGGAATTTTGTGTTGCGTCTAACACAACATCAACATCAGCGGCTAAATCAATTGGGTTTGCACTTTCAATAGAAATATAATCATTTATCATTCTATAATTTGAGAGATAATTTGCAACATTGTTTTTTAGTGTTGATGAAATTGTATCAGTTAAGGTTCCATTTGAATCATAAGATAACATCTTAATTTTTATCTTATTATTTTCTTCAGTAATCGTAACTTTTGCCGGTGCTCCAAACTGTGATGGCATATTTCTTATAATTGATTCATAATCATTTATTGTAACAGCCCTATTTTGTGCTGAAAAGTTAAATGAAACCATTTGTCTTACGTCTTCGGTTGTTGGTGCATTTGCTCCACCAATTGCGGCTGTAACATTGTTACATCTTAATGTATTAACAACAGATTTATTAACACTTTCCGAAGGTCCATTTACAAAGAATGATACAGTACCAATTTGTGTAATAACATTTGACCCAAGATTTGTTACTTGTCCTCCACCTATTCTATATTGAATGAATAGTGTTGAGTTTGATTTTAAAGCAGCACCTAATGCTAAATTGTTTGAGTATTTGTTTAAATCAAAAGCGTTACCTGTTCTAGCAAATTCTCTTAATTGTTCTTCTGCTGATACGTTTCCACCACCAAAAGTCATCTTTAAATAACCTTCTGGTGTATATTCTGAAATAAATTTTGTGTTTGTTACAATGTATTTTCCAACTTTAATTCCTGGTTGGTCAGATACTTTTGTTGGGTCTTCAATAAAAACCCTGTCTTCAGCCAAAGCCTTAACTTCGTACCATCTATTATCAAGACCCAAAAATTCTTGTGGTTCCGGAATTGTATTATATTGTGTTCCATCTTTTAATAAAACACTTGTTATACCCAAAACATTTTTTTCTGGTAAGAATAATTCAAAATAAGGTTTAACATCATTTGGTGTAATAACTCTTTTGAAAACTTTTGTTGTTCCATTAACAACAACTTCTCTTTTTGTTATTGTATAGTTTAATATTCTACCGTTTGAGTCAAAGTTTGGAATTTTTAACCTATTTGGTGATCCTTCAGCATTTATTGGTGACGCAAAATCAATATCATATAC